TCAAATAATCCTGCTTTGCTTACCGTCAAGTTTGCATCGCTTGTGAAGGACAACAAAGTGTAATTGACGCCACCGACCGTAATGCTTGAAGATGAGCCACCTGTTGCGGTGCCGTAACTTACACCGCCACTAGGAAAAAAAGTTGCAGCACTAGCACTTGTGAATAAAAGCGTGCCACCCCCGTATTGTGCCAATGCTAAAGAACCCGATGTTGTAACTGTTGCTGTTCCTGCGGTGATCGTGCATGTTCCTGTGCCCAGGTTGTAAATGTAAACCGATTGACCAGCACTAAACAGCCCTGTGTTTACGGTGATTGTGGTTGCACTTGCCGAGGTCATTTGTACTCGTTTGCCAGAATCGCTTGCTACCAGTACGTAACTGGCCGTTTGCGCGTTAATAGGCAATTCGGTGATTGCGTTGAGCTGTGCAGCGGTTAATACGTTGCCAGCAACAAATGGGAATGGTGTAGCCATAGTGCTCCTATCCTAAGACATTTTCTGCGTCAAGTACGCCATAGATCAGGTCGTCCAAGATCAGCTGATAGACGATCGTGGTAGGCGCGGTGCTGTACAGGATGCTGTGGCCTGTGCTGAAGTCCAATCGGTGCTCGATGCCTTCTACCGATAACTCTTGCGCCAACTGGGTCGTGCCGGTACCGCTAGGGAACGTTTTTTCTATGCTAATTGTGTCGCCAATATCTACTGTTGCCAGCGTGTCCTTTTGAGCTGTGGTCAACATCAAATACTTTGTTGCTACGGACGTGTAGCGCGGTTCGGGCTCTGGGTTAAGCAGGTATTCGGCGGCGGCTTGTATTTCGGCAGCGTCATGCAACAGGCTGTTCGTGATGCTTGAAGTTTGAATAAAATATGTGGCAATTGAGCCAGCGTCCGTTGCCGTGTAACTGTCGCCGTCCAAGCCTGTAACAACTGATCTGTTGATTACCGAGTCGGCCTCAAACGAAATGCCTACGCCGTCGTATTTGTATTTTGTGCCGTCGTCTTTAAACTCTGCCATGGGCGCGCTTAATGTCATTCCAATGCGCTCTTGGAATGTCAGCACGCCAGACCGTGACATGAACAAACGGCCAAACTCGGCTGTGTCGTTGATTTGGGTTAGGTATTGCAGCACGTTTGTTCCTGCCGGCACGGTGTAGGCGCTGTCGTGACCAAGGTTTACGGTGCCTGTAGCAATGTTTCGAGAGCCTGCTGGGAAATCTACTTCTGGTAGGTCTAGGACTGTTTCTATGCGTTCGCCTGATGTTTCTGGCGTGACGTTTAGTTCGTCTAGGTAGGTTTGTGCCAATAGATAGAACTGGTCAGCGCAATACACGGTGACCGTGTCCAACCCGCCGAGAGCAAAGTTATAGTCAAAATTGACAACAAAACCGCTAAACAATGATTCGGGCACATTGGTGCTGCTGTAACGGATTAGCTGTACGGCGCGCAATGGGGCTAGCCCAGGCTTAGATTGCGGCGTGTCGTAGTAGGGGCTGTTTTGGTCAAACGGATTAAATATTCCGTCTACGTCCTGAATGGTAAATGTCATTGTGCCAGCGCTGAACTGATCGCCTACATCACGGCGACCGCGGCGCACATTGATGCTGATAGTCGAGTCCATGACGTCAGCAAACTCGGTTGTTCCGTCCAGCACATATTCGGTGTTATTAAGAACGCCTTTTAGTGTGTCATTAAGGACGAACGCGTCAACCTGAAAACCTGTAGCAATCTTTAGGTCGTAATTGCCTGAATTGACTACGGCTGTGCCTGGCATTACGCCACCTGTAACTGCAACGGCCCAGCGCTACGCGAATAAGCGCGCAGAGCATTAACGACCGACTCACCAATTTCGGCGCTTGTAGCGAGTCCGCCTGTGACGTTAATCGTTATTCCGCCACCTGTTTGCATGCGATCTAATGGCACGACGGCTTCTGGGCCTGCCTCACCGATCAGCGCAAGAGTAGGGCTTGACACGATGCCACCTTCGGCAAGTCGAGGGATGTTCATACGGCCTGGTGCGGGCGTGTTGGCGGCACCACCGCCCAATCGTCCAGTATTAATTGATGGTATTTTTGGAATGTCGGGTAATAGTGGAATTGCGTTGAACGCCGAAATAATTGCGTTAACGGCCGCAATGACACCGTTAACCAGAAAATCAAAAGCTGCATTGATGCTATTGATTATGACTTGCACGCCAGTTCTGAACCATTCAAACTTGTTATAAGCAGTTACTAAAGCAATAACCAAAACGGCAATCCCTGCAGCAATTAATGCAAACGGGTTGAGCGCCATGGCAATGTTTGTTGCGACTATCGCAGCCGCAACCAACGCAATAGTGCCAGCAATAAATTGGAATGCTTCTGGGTTATCTTGCGCCCATAAAGCAAACGCATTTAATTTTGGTAGCACGGCTTCAAGAGCTGGCAACAGCGCCGCACCAATTGATTCTTTAGTTTCATCAAGACTGTTTTTTAAAATCTTCATTTTGCCTGCAGCGGTATCCGCGCTTTTTGCGGTTGCTCCGCCAAAGGTTCCGCCAAGCACGTCCATGACTTCGTTCAGGCTTGCGCCTTCTTTAATCATTGTTGCCATTTCTGGTGTCAATGATCGCAGAGCTTTAAAGTTTCCCTGGTATGCCTTGGCGAGCGCGTCAGCAACGGTGCTTGAATCCATTTGCAATGCCGTGCTGATGTCCATGACAAGGTTCATGTCTTTCATGGCAAGGTCAACGTCTTTTGTACCGCGCACCAAAGCCTCAAGGCTCTTGCGGTACTCGGTGTCAGCAATGCCAGACGCTCGAGACATTGCGCTAATCTGATCTTCAATTTGTGCGGTCTGCGCGGCTCCCGCGCCAGTCACATTTTGCAAAGTAAGCGCTAACGCCGCCTGCTCCTGCTGATCTTCCATTGCGGCCTTGGTTGCGTCACCAAGCGCCAACGCCAAACCACCAAGCGCCGCAGCTGCCGGCACCGCCGCCTTTTTGATTGCAAACTGGGCTTTTTCTGACGTCGTTTCCAGTTGCTTAAATTGGGCAATAGCCTTCTTAATCCCTTTGCCGTCAAACTCTGAAATGATCGGGATATTGATTGCCATTACGCGGTCTCTCTGTTCGCTTCTTCCATGACGCGCTTGACCAGTTGTTCCATCTCGGACATGACATCACTTTGGCGTTGCTCGTACGCTTTCCACATTACTCGCGAACGACTGCCATAGCGTGCAGTTAGCGCACGACCAAGCGAGCCAGCCATAGACGTGTCAAACATCGTGCCAGTCGCGCCTTTCCATTGAATGGCAAACGTGCCTACATTGGTCGTGTTCCCGTTGTATTCCTTGATCGCTCGAGTGTTGATCTTGGCAGCAATCTTTTGTTTCATGCCAGGTATCCACGGCAACAACTGAAACCCTGATCGGGTTTGCCAGTTGCGCGCCATACCAGACAACGGGACGCCAGTAGGCACAAGTTTGTTTGCGTCGTCAATAACAGGCTGAACAATGCGCTTGTAATCCTTGGTGATCTCTCGGCGCAAAGATTTGTCAATCTTGTTCAAGGTCTTTAAGGCATCTTTGAGCCCTACAACCTCAACCCTTGCCGATACTTCCGCCACGTTATCTCCGTTTTTTGTTTGCCTCGTTAAGCACTTTAATGACCGTTGCTATGTCTCGAGCGTCAAACACAATGTTGCTAGGCCACCAACCGACCGCAACCAGTATTTCTGCTAGTTGGCGGCGGTAGGTGCCGCGTCCGTAGGGTTTGGGTCAGTCTCATCCAATACCGGAATAATCTCCAGCTCTGGGTTCTTACTAATCCATTCGCGCCAGTTGTCTCCAACCTGCTCACCTTTAAGTTTCAAGATCGTGTGCATCCAACAGCAATAATCGCTGTACAACGGGTTGGTTGATAGTTGCTGAATGTTGCGACGCTCAAGCCGTTCCCATTCGGTGACTACGAACAAGTTTGTGTAGTAGTACTCGGGTGCGCCATCGGGCGTGCGCTTTAACTGCAACTTAATTTTCATGTTTCTCCTATGTCGGCTTGGAGCCGTTAATTACGGGTTGGTGACGTCAATTGTCAACGAGCCACCCATGAACGTGAGGTCATAAGTTGACAACTCGCCGAGCGATGCGTTGATAATTGGCAATGACTCTAGGTAGCAGTCAGTCAAAACAAACTTTGGGTTGGTTGCTGAATCAACTGCAGATGTCGGCTTAAGAGTGATCGTGGTTTTTGTGCCAACCAAAGGCTGCAATGTTGCGTAAGTCTCGGTTGCTGCAAACGATGCGTACATCGTCAAGGTCACTTCGTTGTTGACAAGGCCTGCGGTGTAGGTGCGTGAGTTGGTGCCGAATGCGGTGTCTTCGAGCGCTTCAACCAGGTAGGTCAATGTCGCTGCGGTGCACATGTCGGTCAAATCAACGCTGTTAATTGTGAGGACTGGGTTTGAGAGGTATGTTGCGCTAGCCATGTGTGTTGCTCCTTAGTTCTGTTCTGATATTAGATTATTTATCTTCGCTTGTAGTGGATTACGAAGTCTGGGCTTGGATAGCGCAATCAAGGTCGTAGCACGGGTACAACGCGCCGCCGATCTCAAGGCTTGACGGACGGCCAGCCATAACAATGATTGGCGAGCCAAGCACGCTTGCCACAATGCTCAAAATCTGACGCAGTACCGGCAAACCTGCAGGGCCTGACCCAATCACCTTTACAGGGAACTCGAGTCGCACCACGTTGCCGTTGCCAGCAATTGTTGTGAAGTTTGGTGCATCCAAATACACGCAATTTGGCACAAGCTTTGTTGGGTCGTTTACAACACGCAAACCAGATACCGCGGTCAGCGTCGCGGTGACATCATCAATCGCTTCGTTGAACAGGTCGGTGTAAGCCATTAGGCAACCGCTGGACGTGGGATGCCAAGCAACTGCTTGACGATCGGGGTCAGGCTTTGCTGTGGTGCCGAACCCATGCCGTCAAACGTGGCGTAGGTTGACTCTATTGACCCTCTGGAACGCCATAGAGCGGCGCAATACATAATCGTGCCCAAAGTGACATCACCGCTCGGTGAAGTCGTCAGGGAGTCAATATACGAGCTCTCCTGTCGTCTGCGATAGCAGAACTGGTTGCCTGCCGACACGGATTGCGTGAGCAACGTGTAATCGTCTGACGGGTTGGCAATGGTGATGCCAAGATAAGACATAACCTGAGCGGCCGTCACCCAAGTGCAAACAGGGTCATACGAAACGGTGCCAGACGCGGCAACACGCTCGACATCGCTTGCGGTCTTGGCGTAGAGCACCTGATCGGCAATTGGCACCTGATAGTCATAAAGCAAATCGCCCTGCGTATCTGTACCGATGTACAAATACTGTGGCAATGCGCGCACGGTGTAAGTGCCATTGAATGTTGCGTCAACTCCAGCGACCGTGATGGACTGGCCGACTGCAATCTCGTTGGGGGTCAAGAGTTGCAGTACGGCGTAGTTGTCCACCAGATACTTGTTAGTAACTGTGTAAGTAGCCATGGCGGTTAAGCCGCCTTTCTACTAGGCCTGGGTGATCTTGCGAATCATGCCACCGATTGCAGCAAAGGTGCTGACGTATCCGTGGAATGACATTGTGCGACCGAGGGTTGCAGGTACTTCAACGCTCATCAAGCCACGGATTGATTCGTAGAACTCGAATGCGTCGCCTGAACCTTGACCTACGCGGGTGATAATCATGGTTTTGGCTGCGAAGTTGCTGTCAACTACGAGCTGCAATCCGAGTGGGTTGCCGTTCCATGATGTTGCGTTTCCGCCACCGAGTGCGTTTTGACCGGTGAGGCCTGCGCCGATGAATGGGAATACTGGACGGCCAGTTGTGTCTGCAAGTTGTCCGAGTTGACCCCATACGTCTGGTGAAACAAACATGTGTGTTGGGGTGAAGTTGCGGCCATTCGAGATGTCAACTGCGCTGTCGTAAACGGACTTGAGCAGGTCGGCTACGGTCAAATCCCATACGCCTGACGATGTTGCTGCGGTGAGCAAGTTGTCTGCTGCGAAGTTGTCTGATGCGATCATGTATTCGCCCATGAGGTCATTCAAGATCAATTGCATTGCTGCAGGTGACGTGAAGTCAATGTCCTGCACAGACAATGTGACTTGACCGGCAAGAGTGGTTTTGCTCACGCTGTTTGATGCAATGACCATGGTGGTTGCTGATGCTGCAGCAAGTTCGTTTGCTTGTGAAGCAACGCTGGTGTGCGTGGTGATCGTTGGACGAATGAACGTTTTTGATGCGCCACCATCTGGATAAGCGCGTGCGCCCAATGCTTCGACTACTGGACGGATAAAGTTCAGGTCTTGCACCAATGGCCCAAGAACTGGAACTGGCAAAAGACCAGGTGTATCCGTGGTGAGCACGTCACCCGCAGCTGCCTGCAATGCGGTTTTCTTTGATGCTGTGTATTCAGCAACAGCCTTGTTCATGTTTGCAAATGTGTCGCCACCAATGTGGTAAGCGGCCATGAACTCGCCTGCGGTTGGCAGTACAAACTCTTTTTTAGCTTGTGCAAAAATTGGCGCGGTTGGGATTGTTGCCTCAACTGCTGGTGCGGTTACTTCTGACATGGGTTCTATCTCCTGTTCTGGGACTACTTCTTCATTTAACACTACTTGTTCTGGCTCTTGGTGGATACTCGCTGCGACGCTGGCGATGTTGGCCATGTCACCAAACGCGCCGATCGGAACGAGCGACAACTCTGTCCAATCCGCTGCTTCGATAATCATGGTTCCTGCTTCGTCGTATGAGAATTTGGTTGGGTTTACGCCAACAGAAACTTGGTCAATGGTGCCGTCTTGCGCCATGACCAAAGCGTCGTTGCCGAGGCTGGTTGCGCTGATCTTGGCGCTAAACATCATTCCCTGTTCGGTGTCCACGCGCTCGGTAACAACACCTACTGGCATGCTTGCGTCATGGTACATAAATAGGCGCGGTGCTTTACCCTCGACTGGCAATGACCCTGGACGGAAAATCACAGCTGTACCGTCCGAAACTGTTGCCGGCACGTTGTATGGAACTGCGGTTCCGCTAATTGTGCGTCGTGGTGCGTCGCCTTTGGCGGCGTCAAGCGTGAACTCTCCTGCAATTAGTTTGATCATCTTGCTAACTCCTCTTGTGTGTTTTCTCTAACAATTACTTCTTCATCGTCCATGCGGTCGGCCATAAAGTTTTCTTCTAGGTATTCATCTGCATCAAATTCAACATATGTTCCGCGCGGTAACACGTTGTCCATTGACAGCGCACCAGCAATTGCGTCGGCATACAATTTCACGCCAAACAAATACAAATCGGCACGCGCCTGTTGACTTGACTGGTACGAGTATGCGCCAGTTGCCACGCCAACCAAATATGGTGGCACGTTCGCTAAACGCGACATTTCCAAAGCCTGATATTGGGATGCTTCAATTAAGAGCATCTTGTCTGGCGTGCTGTTTGTTTCCGTGTATGTCAAATACTCATTAAGCGCAGCAGTCTGATTGGTTGCTCGCGCAGCGTTAAACGCACTTGCAAGATCAGCAAGTTCTTGCGCGCTAAGTGGTTCGCCACCAGTTTGCTTGAGTACGCCTGCAGGGATGCTTGACGATGCGTTGCGATTGCGCGCAGCTTCTAATTTCAAAGCGGTTTCAATTGCACCAGGTGCCGAGTAAATCAGGCCTTGGGCTGGCGACAAGAATTGCACAAGGTTTGCTGGGTCAATTTCTCCGCCTTGAAAATACACTTGCGACGACGGTGCGAACCACACAGGGCCAGCCATGTCGGTCGTGGTGATCGAGCCAGCAGGTAGTCGAGTGAATGTTGCGGGGTAGCCGTCGGCGGTGCGTGAGGTGATGTACCAAAACGCGCGACCAAACATCATCAGGTCATCAAGAGTCCACGACATCAAAAATTGAAACGACACATTTGGGTCTGGTCGGCGTATCCATGAACGTGGCGCAATGTATACCTTTTCCATTTCGTCGCCGTTCCACATTTCGTTATACATTTTCAACGGCATTGAACCAATAACCGATGCCATAAGATCGCGCGCACGATTGATTGTTGGAACGCTAATTGCAGCGTTGCGCGCTTCGCCTTCGCGATAGGTGTAGTACTGGCCGATCATGTTTACGCCAACATTGGACGATGAATAACCCGGTGCAAAGCCACCAGCCGCAGCTGCCTTGCTTGGCGCTGGGCTTATTGCTGCTTTTTTAGTTTTGTTAAAGATCGCCATAGTTACCACTCTGCCATATAGGTGGCAACCGCACGAGACTTATCCGATTCCGACAAAAGGCAAGAACGTGCGGTCGCCGCGTTTATCTTAGTTATTTACCGCAACAAGCATGGGTTTTCCGCTGTTAACTGGACGGGCACACATGCCAATACCCCAGACCATGGTGCGCGCTAATTCGATAGGCCCAGGTGACCGCTTGCTTGACAGCACGATCGTGTTATCGGTGCGTACAGCAACGGCGCGCTGGACATGTTCGGCAAGCAGTTTTTCTCCCGTGTGTAACAGTCGCGCTTCGGCAATCATGTTTTTCGCAAGCGGTGTAAACCGTCCAAGTTCTGCATAGCCAACGACGACTCGGCGGCGCTCGATGTTCGGCGGGCAGGTTGCGTCCACGGTTGGCGACAATGCAAACCTGATTGTCGGGTCTTTGGCTAGTTCTTGCACGTTTTCCCATAGCTCTGTAATTGACTCGGCAATAAACGCAACGGTGACAAGCACCCGACCGTCTGACAGGTTGACGCATCTAGTCGCGCTGTATCGGGAGTCGTCTAGCGAGGACTCGATCGCCACTACGCCACCGCTAGGGATGTCACCTGTGTATTCCAACGACGGCCAACGCCCTGGCTCAATCCACCCGCGCACAACGCTGACCCAAAGGTTAAGACTGGCTCTTAAGAAACTCGCGCGATCAGGGTTAGTTGACTCTTGCCTAATGGTGTCCATGTCCAACGTGTGACCGAGCGCAGGATTACCCCACGCCCATGACGCAGGATGCAGCGGGTCAAGGCTTGGGTCAGGCGACCATTCCGCCATGTACATCGTTGACGGTTCGCCTTTGTCAATTGCTCGAATGCCAGCCTCACGCCACCGCTGAAATAGCACAGATTCCTCGGTGCCGGCAGTACTAAAGAAACAGGCAAGCGGATTTTTGCGTGCGCGTTGTGCCGGCAACAGACCGCCTTCAACCGAGTCAGGGTTGACGTCAAACAACTCGTCAACAATTACCAAGTCAATGCTCATACCGTGACCTTGATTTGGCTTTAATGCTTTGACCCACCACTTGCTGCCGTCTGGCATTGTCGCTTGATAACGGCCGTACGACTTGACAATTTTGGCGCCGTAATACTCCTCAAGGATTGGTGCCAGATCATCGAACAACAAGCAAGCCAAATCCAATCGGTGCGCGCCAGATACCACGGTCTGCTTACCGCCTCGAATCTTTGGCATCTCCACAAGCCAAAACAAGATCAACGCCTGGATGATTGTCGTCTTACCGTTCTGACGTGCGACCGACACAAGACTCGAGCGATGCACAAACTTCTGATCAGCGTCAACCGCCAGCATCCCTTCAAGAGCATGTATTTGCCAAGGCATCAAATCAATCTGCAGCACCTTCTTAGCCATGTCCCCCACAAGTCCAGCTAGTGACCCG